TTGTTACTAAGTATGTATCACCGTTTGAATCCCATTTTACATTTTCACATTCATTACGAAGCCCTGCAGGAGTACCGTTGTAACCAGTGAGAGTAACCCCTTGACTAGTGACTAAAACGGCTCCTACCTGTGCTCTAATGGCTTTGGATAACCTTGCATGAAGCATTGCTGTACCCATGTAGGTTTCATCTAATTGTTTTTGATCAGCCATGTACTTTTACTACTTTCGTAGGATCAACCTTAACGTGCTCTTTTTTATTAAGTAAAGCAACAGCTTCTTCATATGTATCTAGTGTGCAGAACTTTTCTACATTACCGTAGAAGTTCCACCAGTGGATTTCATCATCATTAGCAAATGTGTGCTTTTCTTTGTACTTCCAAACACCACCCCATTTACGTACAGCAAACTTACCATTAGCGAACTCCACAATGTGAGCTTTGAACGGATTGTATAGTTTAGGCAATTTCATATTCTTTGATTCCTTCTTCAGATGTATAACGAACGATCTTTACTCCAAATCCTTTGAGCATAGCTTTGCAAGTTGGACATGGTGCAGCTACTGCCATTGTACCATCATTATGAAACCGCTGCACAAAGATACTATGAATATTTTTGCGACCTGATGCAAGTACAGCAGAGAGTTCAGCGTGAAGTTTGTCCTTTTGTTCAGACTCTCCAGCTTTAACTGCAAAGTGCTTCATCAAGGGATGACTACGGCTGTAATCATTTACACCTGTACCAAGCACTTTACCTTTGCGGTCAAAGCACGTAGCAACAATTTCATAGCGTTTGCGTGTCAATTTAGCGCCCCATCTGCTTTTTAAGCTTGTGTTGGATACGTGCAAGAGCTTTGTGCCCTTTCTTAATCTTGCGTTGTTGTGTACGGTATTCATTCATTACATTGAAGTATGGTTCACTATCTTTATCATCAGGATTACTCTTTTCCCAACACTGTTGAATGCGAAGCTTTAGATTTCTTAGTTGTAGCTCATCGTTGGCTAGAACCAATGCTAGACCATCTGTTAGAAGCTGCAGTTCAGCTTGTGTAAGTTCTCGTGAAGGTCCGGGATAAAGGTATGTGTTTTTCAATAGAACAGGTTCCTGTACTGGTTTACCTTGCATTGCTCGTTCAGCTTTCTCCCATACGATTTCAGCCAGAGCTAGTTCACCATCTTCTAGACCAAGGTGGTTGATCATGTGATAGAATTCGTTCTTGAGTAGCATGTTAGTTCCTTTCGGTTTGGTTGTGAAGGCTCTACTGTAGCACAAGCTTTAGCACAATGCAACAAATAATTTAAAAAATATTTTGCAGATAGGGCTTGACAAGACTTGCCGATGTTGGTAGAATTCGGTTCAGGGGTCAGGGGCAGCAGAGGGACAAGCGAGAGTTGACAAGCTCAAGTTTCAAAAACTCAGTTTCAATTTAAGTATAACTTAAGTTATAACTGCAGTTAAGCACAAGTTTAAACAGAAGGTAAAGGAGTAAGTTATGAATGAAATGAATGAAAAGCCTACAGTATGCTACTTAGGAGTACCGCAGTTTTCTGATTGGGGTGAGCACAAGGTAGCACATCTGCAGTACGTCATCGGTCATCCAGCTTTAGGTAATTGCAGCAATGTAAGAACATCAAGTGTACAGGAAGTACTAAATGATGGTACAATCATTACTCGCAATACAATCTACAAAGCAATTTCACAGGAGAAGCTCAATGCGCTTAAAAGCTAAGGATGTTAAAAATATCCGTCTAACATGGCAAGAAGTCAAAAGTGATGGTACAATCTCATCTCGTACTTACGCTTGTGATGATAAAAGTGCAAGCTGGCATCTGATGCAAATGCGTAAGAGTCCTAGCCTTCGTAATATTAAGATGGAGAAACTATGAGTGATATCGCAGAAGAACGTATGCAGAACTACATTGACGAACTAGAGCAAGAGAACCGTCTGTTACGTGCTCGTAATGATAGGTTAGAAGCACTGGTGGGTAATCAACCTTCTCAAGAGCAGATTATTGCTGGTGCTAAAGCTTTGGGTAAACGATCAGCAGAAATCTGTGAAATTGATGAAGGTGATCAATGGAAGGTATACAGTGAAGAACTCATTGAAGATGCTCGTGTAGTATTGACTGCAGCTTTTAACTTGAAAGGGTGAACATGATCTATTATGTAACAATCAAAGTCGAAGAAACACTTGTCATTGATGATGTGTGCAATGAAGCTGAAGCTATTAAACGAGCAATACAATGCTTTGATCCAACAGCAGGTGACCCTGAAGTTGTAGAAGTATGGGATGATAGCGATGATTGATAAAACTCAAGTTATCATCCGTAATGCAATAATGACACCAGATGGTACTTACTTGCGTAGCTATCATCGTCATGACTATGTACAGCATCTGGATAGATTTACAGGTGAAGTTTACATTGTAGATGGTGGTAGCAATTACTTGCGCCGTAGTTTAAATACAACACCTGCAGAAGACCTTACTGTATACCTAAGTGATCCATTTGATGTAGTGCGTGAAGCTTTCGTATGGAAGAGCTACGGTAAGAACTTTGAACATTTACCTGATGGAATTTATATTAAGTTGTGCGATATGACAACTGAACATATTCGTGCTATACTTGAGACTCAGACGCAGATCAAAGGAAGTTTCGTTGAGATGCTATTCAAGAAAGAATTGGTGCTTAGAACAGGCACTCTAACTTTAGGAGAAAACGATGAGTGATGTTGAGGCTTTTTGGGCAAAGGTAGCAGCTAAGTTTGGTGACAATCGTACTTGGCATCAGTTGAACTTAATGGAGCAACAGATGGTTATCCAAGGTATTAACATGATTTTGCAGGTGGTAGCAAAATGATTCCAGAAGGTTTTAAACCACAGTTAGCTATTGAGCAAACAAAAGTCAAGACACAACCTAGCAATATGTATATGTCTGAAAAGCTCGATGGTATTCGCTGCATTATCTTTGGTGGTGTAGCTTACAGTCGTAGCCTCAAGCGCATTCCTAATCTGAGCATTCAAGCTTATGTACAACATCATGCAGAAGCTATGGAAGGTATGGATGGTGAACTTATCGTTGGTGATAAGAATGCACCTGATGTATTTAACCAAAGTACTTCTGGAGTTATGCGTATTGAGGGAGAACCTGATTTTACCTTTTGGGTGTTTGATCGCTGGCATCCTACAGCTACTTGGCTTGATCGTTATGCACGTTTGGTAAACCATAGTAGACTACCTGCTCGTGTTAAACTGCTAGAGCATTTTCCAGTAGAAGAGATGTTTAACATTGATGAATTCGAACGTGATATGCTGGCGCAGGGTGCTGAAGGTGTTATGCTGCGAGATACAGATGCTAAATACAAATGCGGTCGATCTGGTACAAAGAATCCAGAGCTACAAAAAGTAAAACGATTTGTTGACAATGAGTTTGAAATCATTGGTTGGGAGCCTAAGTACACCAACACCAATGAAGCAAAGACCAATGAATTAGGGCGCACAGCACGTTCTACAGCTAAGGATGGTATGGTAGCCCTAGACACAATGGGATCATTGATTCTATGCACCTCTAAAGGCGATACATTCAGTTGTGGTAGTGGCATGACAGACGCTATCCGAGAAGACTTGTGGGAGCGCAGGGAAACTTTAATGGGTCAACTTGCAAAGGTTAAGTATTTTGACGTTGGAAACGGGTATAATGTACCTAGATTTCCGGTACTGGTTGGTATCCGGCATAAGGACGATTTGTGATGTTTTGACGGAAACAGAAAAGGAGAAATTATGAGTGAACGTAAATTAGCAACGATTCGTAAGATCGCAGCTATTGAACCCATCGAAGGTGCAGATGCTATTGAAGTGGCTGTAGTCGATGGTTGGAAAGTTGTGGTTAAGAAGGGTGAATTCGCTTTAGATTCACTTGCTGTGTATTTTGAAATTGACAGTTGGATTCCGACAGAATTAGCACCGTTTCTATCCAAAGGTAAAGAACCAAGGGAATACGAAGGTGTAAAAGGAGAAAGACTACGCACTGTAAAACTACGTGGTCAACTTTCACAAGGTTTATTGCTACCAATTCCAGAAGATACAATCAAAGGTGCTGGTCATCTTATCGCTGAAGGTCTTGACGTAACTGATCATTTCGGTATCCTAAAATGGGAACGCCCAATGAATGCTCAACTCGCTGGTATGGCACGAGGTAATTTCCCTGCGCTAGTACCAAAGACTGATCAAGAGCGTATTCAAAACTTGACTCGATCTTTTGCAGAGTACCAACTTGATACTTGGTCCATCACTGAAAAACTAGATGGTTCATCTTGCACTTTCTATCTAGATGACGAAGGTTCATTTCACGTATGCTCACGCAACCTTGATCTGAAAGAAGACGAAGCAAATTCATTCTGGAAAGTAGCACGTAAGTTTCAAATCGAAGATATCATGCGTAGGAACTTCATGAAAGGTATGGCTATTCAAGGTGAGATGATTGGTGAGGGTATTCAAGGCAATCAGTACAAAGTTCAGCTTGACTTCTACGTCTACGACATGTACAATACAGCTACAGGGCAATACATTTTGCCAGTGCAGCTTAAAGCAGCGTGTGAACGTTTAGGATTAAAGCACGTACCTATTCTTGCAGAAGACACTGATATTAAAGAACAAAGTATTCAGTCTATCTTGGATTTTGCAGAAGGTAAGTCTTTGCTAAACGGCAGCAATCGTGAAGGTGTTGTATTCAAGAGCAACACTGTGCATGATCGCAGTTTTAAGTCAATCTCAAATTCTTGGTTACTGAAAAATGAATAAGGAGTAAAATGGCAGCATTCATCAAGCATACAAATTGCGATAAGTGCGGTAGCTCAGATGGTAAGGCAGTATACGAAGGTGGCTCTTCGCACTGCTTTGTCTGTGAACATACAGTACCGTCTAGTGAATTCAAGGAGTTAAATCCCAAGAAGACAACCAAAGTAAGATCAACAGCAAAGGAAGAAAAGAGTATGGAAGTTAAACCAAGTGGTAAACCTGCAATGACACCAGATGAAAATGCAGAGATTAAATCCGTAACTGGTGTAGCTGGTAAGGGTTTCCGTGGATTAAAAGATGAAACTACAAAACCCTTTGGTGTACGGTATGCGTATGATGATGATGGTGAAGTTGAAGAGCAGTACTACCCAACTACACAAGATGGTCAAATCGTAGGATACAAAATCCGTGAAGTACCAAAGAACTTTTACTCCAAAGGCAGAACTGGTGCTGACTGCGAATTGTTTATGCAGTTTAAGTTTAACCGTGGTGGTAAATACATTCTAATCACTGAAGGTGAACTTGATGCTCTATCTGCGTATCAGATGTTTGCTGAGTACACTAAAGCTCGTAGCGGCGATTATGAGATGGCTGTAGTATCACCAACTACTGGTGCTAACTCACATAAACAAATTGCTGCTCAGTATCGCTTCTTTGATAGCTTTGATAATATTATCGTTTGCTATGATAATGATAAAGCTGGTAAGGAAGCAACTGAAGATATAGTCAAGGCTTTGCCAAAGGGTAAAGTTAAAGTCATGCACATGCGATATAAAGACCCTAACACCTATCTTGAAGAAGGTAAACAGGATGAGTTTATTCGTAACTTCTATGAAGCTAAACGCTATACTCCAGTTGGTGTATTAGGTAGTGGTGATTTGTATGATAAAATCCTAGAGCAAGCTACAGTACCAAAAGTACCGTTTCCACCATTCATGAATACATTGAATGAAATGCTTGTAGGTGGCTTACCACTAGGACACATCATTAACGTTGCTGCAGGTACAGGTCTTGGTAAAACATCCTTTGTTAACGAAATGATTTATCACTGGATTTTCAACTCACCGCACAAAATCGGTATTGTTTCAATGGAATTAGATTCAGGTCAATACGGTGAGACACTACTAGGTAGACACCTCAGTCGTAAGATTTCGTTGATTCAAGATGATACCGCTAAGAAAGATTTACTGGAGTCTGATCGTGTGCGTGAAAAGGCAAATGAGCTATTCTATAACTCTGATGGTCAACATCGTTTCTATCTACTCGATAACCGTGATGGTACAATCGAAGAGATTCAAGATACAGTAGAAGAGCTTGTGGTATCATGCGGTTGCAGAATCATTGTGCTGGACCCCTTACAGGATATCCTTGATGGTCTATCCAATGAAGACCAAGCATTGTTCATGAAGTGGTCCAAGGGTATCATCAAGAGTCATAACGTAACGCTGATCTTTATCAATCACGTTCGTAAGTCAGCTTCTGGTGTACAGAATTCTTCACAAGGTGGTGCATTCACTGAAGAGGAAATTCAAGGTAGTTCTACTATCATTAAGTCAGCTTCAGCTAACATTTTGTTAAGTCGAAATAAGTACGCAGAAGACCCAACTGAACGCAATACAACCAAAGTTGTACTAAGTAAGAATCGTATCTGTGGATTAACTGGCCCTGCTGGTAACGTCTACTATGACAACGACACTCATACTTTGCATAACTTAGATGATTGGTTGAACAACAACAATTAAAGCTTGACGTAGACCTAGAGTTGTGATAGACTCTAGGTTTTCTTTATTGGAGAACTATAAATGGATTTGACAAGAGACTGGATTTATGACATTGAAACGTACAAGTCAGCTTTTACGTTCGCTGTTGTTCGTGCAGACGGTAAACACGCACGAGTATTTGAGGTTTCCAGCCGTACTAATGAGCTAGAGCGCATCTATGCTTGCGTTGACCATATTGAAGCCTCTACTGGTCGTTTGGTGGGTTTCAACAACGTAGGATTCGACTATCCTATCTTGCATGAAGTTCTTTTGAATCGCAGTCGTTGGTTGGCTAAATCAGGTAAGCAAGTTGCTGCTGATGTACACAAGCTTGCACAAAAGCAGATTGACTCCTTCAAGGATAATGGTTTCGGTAATAGCATTAAGACTGAAGAGCAAATTGTTCCTCAAGTTGACCTCTATCGTATCCATCACTTCAATAACAAAGCACGAGCCACTGGTCTAAAGATGCTGGAATTCAACATGCGTATGGATAACATCGAAGACTTACCTTATGCTGTGGATGCAGAACTAACCGCAGAAGAAATTGACAAACTTAAAAGCTATAACATGCATGATGTGCGCTGTACTCTTGCGTTTTACTTGAAGTCCATTGCTCAGATTGAATTCAGGGATAACTTGAGTATCAAACTTGGTCGTGACTTTACCAATGCTGACGATACAAAAATTGGTGCTGAGTTCTTTCAGATGAAGCTTGAGGAATCAGGTGTAAAGCTGCATAAGTTCAAAGACGGTAAGAAAGTCATGATGCAAACCAAGAGAGACAAGATCGCTATTAAAGACTGTCTGTTTGGTTATTACAAGTTTGATCGTCCAGAGTTTCAAGCAGTTTATGATTGGTTTTCTAAGCAGATCATCACTGAGACTAAAGGCGTGTTCTCAGATATTGAAGAGCACAATCTTGGTGAAGTTGCTAAGTACGCAAACCTTACTCTAAAGCGCAAGAAGTTCAAAGGTGCTCCAACTGAACGAGAAGTTGATGATTTCAAGAATGAACATCCAATGGGTTGGATCGAAGTAGAAGAGCTTAAGGCTACTGAATATCTGTTTGATGCCAATGGTGAACATGTGCTTGAATACATACTGGATGCTGATGGTTGTCCAGACCTTGCAAAGAAGCGCAAGAAGGTCCGTGTAGCGAAGAAATCCTATTGGGGTTGCTACCGTATTGCTGAGACTCTAAATGTCCTTGTAGATGGCTATAGGATTGATTTTGGAGTAGGTGGTGTACATGCATCTCTATCTGAGAAGGTTGCTAGTGCAGGTAAGCTGTACATGCTAAGGGACGCTGACGTAAGTTCAATGTATCCTAACATTGCTATTTCAAATAAGATTTATCCTGAGCATCTTGGTGCAGAGTTCTGTGCAATTTATCAAGACATGTATGAGCAGCGTAAATCCTATGCAAAGAATACACCTGAGAATGCAATGCTTAAACTTGCACTCAACGGTACATACGGTAAGAGCAATGATAAATACTCTGTGTTCTATGATCCAAAGTTTACAATGTCGATTACCATCAACGGTCAATTGTCTTTGCTAATGCTTGCTGATCGTTTACTGCAGATTCCAAAGCTAAAGTTAGTCCAACTAAATACAGACGGTTTGACTGTAGCTATGACACGAGATACTGAAGAGCAGTACAATGCAATCTGTTTGCAATGGCAAAAGGATGTAAAGCTTGACTTGGAATTCGTAGATTATCAGAACATGTATATTCGTGATGTGAATAACTACATTGCTTTGTACACAAATGGTAAGGTAAAGCGCAAAGGTGCTTATCAGTACGAAGATTTAGGTTGGCATCAAAACCAAGGTGGTCTAGTGATTCCAATGGCTGCTGAAGCTGCTATGTTGCATGGTAAGGATGTACGAGAGTTCATTCAGGAAAGACTTGATCAAGGTCATATCTTTGATTTCATGCTGCGTACAAAAGTCCCTCGCAGTTCTAAACTTGTGCTAGAATTTGAAGATGGTCGTGTAGAGCAACAGCAGAACATCTGTAGATACTACCCTTGTAAAACTGGTGGTAAACTAATGAAGTTGATGCCAGCACTACCAGATAGCGAAGACAAGAGCGATAGAAGAATGGGTATTGACACATCTTGGAATGTAAAGACCTGCAATAACATCGCTGATTTCGGTTATGATGTAGACTTGGATTACTATGTAAGTGAAGCTGAGAAGCTAGTTATCAGAAAGGACAAAGCATGAGTTACGGTGGATTACCTTGGTGGATATACGAAGCAATCTATGAGCATGATATAGCACAGATGCAATGCTGCTTTGAAGATGAATGGTTTGCTGGTACATCTAAAGTGCTACCTGAGCATGTAATTGCAATTTCAAGAGCTACTTTTAAAACACACGATATTGGAGGGTGGAATTATGACAACTGAATCTGAGATACTTCGCAAACGCTGTGATGCTCTGCTAACTGCACTACTTGGTAAAAACCTTGTTGACAACTGGTGGAAATCACCCAACAAAGCTTTTTGCGATGATACTCCTGAAGTTATCTTTGCTGTAGCACCAAGAACAGTGTACAATTATTTGATGAAATATTACGATGCAGGTGGATCATGAAGTACAAATACGAGTATAATAAAGAGTACCAGACGTTACAGCAGTTTGATGCAAACGGTGTGCTACGATCTAGCATGAGTATGCCAAAGAGTGATCTGAACTTGATTGCTCAGTTGAACATCAAAGAAAATATTTTGCGAAGTGTTGACTTGGAGTTGAAAACTGATGTATAATTGAGATATCAAACGGCTATAGTATAATGGACAATGCAACAGGCTTCTACCCTGTGAATGGTGGTTCGATTCCATCTAGTCGTACCAAATTTAGTCCCGATCCTCTGCAGAGTTTCAAATCCCTAGAAACAATGCACGATGCGAGGTAGGTGAAAGCCCTATCACTAAAATGCAAGTACTGATGGCGTGGTACTGCAGGATTTCCAAGGCCAAAGGGTTGTCGCCCGGATGTAACAAGACACTATAATACCTATTTAGGGATAGGTGGTTATAGTTCAGTATATTTCAGGTTGGGTAGACGAACGTGGTTTACTATTTGGGGTATCGAATCGTTCTGTGGTGGAATGAGGGGGCATACCTAAGATACGGAATATACTGAACTATAACTAAGGAGTAATATGAAAAACCTACTGATTGGTTCTCGTGCATTAGAGTACTGGAGTGCAGACTTCAAGTGCAAACCCAATGCTGATTGGGATATTATTAGTTTGCATGGAATTGAAGATGCAACTAAGCGCATTGAATGGCACGATTTCAATAAACTAGGTAACTACGATATTGAACGGTATGCTTCTGAGCAGTCTTTTGATATATTAGGTCAGCGTGTGCACATCGTTAATCCAATTGGTCTTACGATTATCAAACGCAGTCACCTGTGGCGTGATCTAAGCTTTCAAAAGCACATTACGCACTATCATAAGCATCTTGCAAAGTATCGCAGTATGTTTACAGCATTTGATGAACGTGTTCTGGAAAAGCGCATAGCTTATACAATGGAAGCTTACCCACAAGGTCATCCTAGTTTGAAGAAATCCGTAGAAGACTTCTTTGATGACTACGTTGAGAAGAAATACAATCATGATTATTTGCATGAACTTGTTGCATATCACGACAAACCGTTGTATACTCAGCTTCAACGCAATGCAAGTAGTGCGTGGTGTGACGAAGACTTGTGGGATAAGCTATCAAACGATGATAAAATCAAGTGCGTAGCTGAAGAAGCACAGGTCATTGCAATCGAGCGTTTTCTTGTACCAAGCAACTGGAACTATGCACCACGACATGCGTACTTAAAAGCACTTGATAAAGTATGCACTACATTGTGCAGTGGTTGGTTTAGAGATTTTGCGATAGATAATTATCCTGAAATCTTTAATTTATGTGATACAATGAAGTTTGACAACATCAGAAAGGAACTAGAACATGGCACGAACTAAAGTAGCGGAGCTAACAGTAGAGCAGCAGATTGCTCAAATTCAAAAAGAAGCTGCAGAGAAAATTAAGCAACTTCAAACGGCATTACCTTGGAATAAACGTTTCAAAAATGCGTTTGATAAATATCTTATTGGTAATAGACCTGATATTGCCAAGTACATGACTGGTTATGAACCAGAAAGTAGCATTCAACATGATATCAATGATCACTTACGTGATGTCAATCTAAGTATTAAATACGATTCATCAACTTTTGATAATTCATTGTACAATCAAAGTGTAATTAACAATCTTGTTGATCAATACGACTTGACTGAATATCCAGTGTATACTATCTTTGCTGTACTTGAAGGTAAAAATATTGTTGGTTATGTTAAGATTAACTGCCAATATTCATCGTATAATGGTAATGAGTACAGTAACTTTTGTTTTGTAAAACCACAAGAAATTACTTGTACAGTATTTAATGCTTATAACCCTTGAAAGGAAATAACATGCTTAATGATAAAGTTGTAGCTTTGCTTGCAGAAGCTGATAATAGTGTACTCACAGATTTCTTCAATTGTGAATTTCAAGTTAAACCTTGGGATTGGGACTCAGAAGAAATCATAGAATTTCGTAATGTACTTTTAAATGCAGGTATTGCTTTTGAAGAAGTAGATCGTTACGGCGGTGAAGATCAAGGTTCTGATTACTGGTCTCTGTATTCATTCAGTGATGGTATGCAAGTTGTATTCATTAAATTCCAAGGTTGGTACGCTTCATACGAAGGTTCCACCTATGAGGAATTTTTTGAGGTAACTCCTGTAGAGAAAACCATCACTGTATTTGAAAAGAAATAAAGCATCATAAATGATATCTAATGTTATCTTAGGTATTGTTTATGATACATAAGGGTCAGTAGCTTAAAGGTGAAGCCCTCGACTCATAATCGAGATAGTGCTGGTTCAAGTCCAGTCTGACCCACCAAATGGACATGATGTGTCAATTACCTGATGCTGGTATGAAACTTCCTAATAGCATAGGAGGGAGAAGCGGGTTAGATTCCCGTTGTTGTCCACCAAAAATAACGTCAATAAACTATTGACAAAGCATTTGCAGTTTGCTATAATTGCACTTCGGTCACTATCTCCGTTATGATAGAGTCTTTTATTAATAGTCGAAAGGAAATATTATGCAAAAACTAACAGGTATGCTTCTCTATGTTCAACTAAATAAGCCAGCAAAAGCTTATGTCAAGGCAGGAGAGCCAGTGAAACCAGATGAATGGAAAGCTTCAGTAGCTATTACAGATGAAGATGTAGTAGATGAGTACGAAGAGTTTGCCAAAGGTATTGATGCCAAAACATCCATCAAGAAAGTAAAGACCACTGAATTTGAAGGTATCTACAAAGTAGCACCTCCAGAAGATGCAGGTAAGAACATTTGGGTGGTAACTCTACGCAAGTCAACTCAGCTAGGTAAAACTGGCAAAGAAGTACCTGATTTGTACAAGCCAAAAGTCTTTGAGAAAGTCGGTAAAGCACTAGTTGATGTTACCAACAGCAAACTACCTGCGAATGGTTCTTACGGTTCAATCAGTATTGACAAGTTTGAGCGCACCAATGGTACAGCATCATTGTATCTAAAGAACGTACTAGTCACTTCAATGATTGAATACGTTGCTGAATCAGGTCCAGAATATGAACCCGGAAGCGAATTCGATGATGAGCCTAAAGCAGAAGCTGCACCAGCACCAAAAGCTAAAGCAGAAGTTAAACCCAAAGCTCGTGCTAAGGTTGAAGTTGCTGTTGAAGACGAAGATGAAATCCCGTTCTGATTGAAAGGTTGATATGACAAAACAAACTAGGGATATTATGACAATTGTAGCGTTACTTACTTTTGCCGTGTTACTGATCATCTTTGGACCTCTTGCTATCATTTGGTCGTTGAACACCTTGTTCCCGATCTTAGCAATTCCATTTGGTTTCTATCAGTGGGCAGCAGTAGTTCTATTGAACTTGACGATTTTCAGCAAAGCAGTTTTTACTCGAAAGGATTAATATGAATCAGAAAGAAGCAATCGCAAAACTAGTTCGTATTTATACTGAAGAGCAATCACTAGCTGAAGAAGCTAAGGAAATCAAGGATGAAGCTAAAGAATCAGGTCTTGATCCAGCAATTGTTAGTGCAGTAGCAAAAGCAATCGTTAAAAATAAGGTTGATGAACTGAAAGCTAAATCAGATGAAATTCTGAAAGCTATCGACATTAGCCGAAGCTAATATTTTACCCCGAGGCTAATACCCTTGGGGTTTTTCGTTAAGGAGGATTATGAGTAAAAGACTCTTAATTGTAGATGGTGATTTAGTAGCGTACAAACATGCCGCTGCTGCTGAAACTCGATCAGTTATTGCAAAGCATTTAAAGTCAGGTAGAGAAAAAGAGTTCGGTACAAGAACAGAATTCAAGAAGTTTTTAGCTGATAAAGAGATTGAGTTTAAACCCGAAGCTTATGAAATCACAGATCATCAACATCCTATGGATATTTCAATTGCTATAGGTACTGCAAATAAAAGTATCAGTGCTTTACTTGAAAATACTTGGTGTGATGAACTTGAGATTTATATTGGTGGTGGTCAAACATTTAGGCATAAACTACCTTTACCTTCACCGTACAAAGACAATAGGGACCAGTTGATTAAACCAGTGCATTTGACAGCAATTAGAAATCATCTAAGACGCAAGTACAAAGCAAAGGTTATTGAGAATGGTATGGAAGTGGATGATGTGGTTACAATACGTGCCTATGAATGCCTTCAAAACGGTCAGGAAGCGGTGTTAGCAAGCGTAGATAAGGATAGCTATCAGTGTCAAGGAATCCATCTATTTAACTGGACTGATGACAATCCTAAGATTCACCTGATACCAACGATTGGACATTTACGTAAAGTAAAAACTACAGTCAAAGGTGATGGTTTAATCTTCTTAGCACTGCAGGTATTATCCGGTGACTTAGCTGATACATATAAACCTTATGAATTATCCAAAGTAAGTTATGGTCCAATTAAAGCAATGAAAGCTTTAGAAGGTTGCACAACTGAACAGGAGATTTTACGAAAGGTTATTTCGGAGTTTAAACGCCTGTATCCTGAACCTTTTGATTACACTGATTGTCATGGTGTATTTCATGAAGAAGCTGATTGGTTTGATATGCTGCAGATGTACTGGACTTGTGCCTACATGAAACGCAGTTGGGATGACGTTAGCAGCTTTATGCAGTTCGCAATGGAAAGAGGGGTTAATCCTTATGAATGAAGAAAGTTTAGTTTATCGTTTGAGAAAACGCTCTGAGATTCGCAGAAGTATTCAGAATAGAAAGTCAGTACAAGAGGGTAAACCTGATCGTATTGCGGATTTACTTGAAGAAGCTGCCGATGAAATTGATAGGCTGGAATCATTAGCTGATCGCTTGTATAAAAGATTGGATACAAATGACGATTGACGAAAAAGAATACCAAAAATTATACAGGGAAAAGCATAAACTGAAAGCAAAAGAATATGCTAAACAGTACTATCTTAAAAATAAAGACACAATGCTTAAATCGAATCTTGAAAGAAAACATTCAAATCCTGAAAGAATTTTATGGCAAAGTGCAAAAGACAGATCAGTTAAATTCAACTTACCATTTGATATAGAAGTATCGGATGTGGTTATACCAAGTCATTGTAAAATACTTGGCATTCCTTTATTTAAAGGTATTGGTAAACCAACAGCGAATTCACCTAGCTTAGACAGGATTGATCCAAAACTTGGCTATACAAAGACTAATATTCAAATAATAAGTTTTAAAGCAAATACAATAAAGTCAAATGCTTCTAAAGAAGAATTAATTGTGTTTTCATATTGGATTTTGGAGAATTATCTTGACTGAAGATTTATACAATGCATCAGATAAGAAAAGAGTTAGGGAACTACTCACAGCGGAGCAGTCCAATCTTTGTGCAATAACCGGACTACCAATTGAACCAAAACAACATATTCTAGAGCATTCACATGATGATCAGATGTTTATAAGAGGTGTCACTAGTAGACAAGCCAACAGTGCTCTTGGTGTAATTGAAAAAATGTGGACCAGATATATGAAGTGGTGGTATAATGGCACTCTTAGTAATTTTTTACGACAATGTGCTGACTATCTTGAAAAAGAACATGATTCTCGCTGGCGACATGATATGTGGATACGCAAAGTTAACACCGAATTTAATAAGCTAAAGGAAGCACAAAAAGATAAAGTACTGTTATCTTTAGGTCAAACAGCAGGTAAGAATGCTACTGAACGCAAGAAGTTATTTCAGAAAATGCTATTGACACGAACTCACAGTTATGATACAATCCGCAACATCATCAATAATACAAAGGAATATTATGAAGATTAAAATCATCAAATGCACCAATCGTTCTCTTTGGTACAATAAACACATAGGTGAAGAGTTTGAAGTAAGATTTGTCGATGATAAGTCCTACTGGACAAGAGAACGAGATGGAGTATTCAATGCTCTGAATTGGATATACAAACATGATGCAACTGTAACGGAAGGAAACTTAGAATGATGCGAGTTGAGCATACTATCAAAATAGTTTTATCCGAAAATAATGAAGTTGTACTAACAAAAGATCAAGCTGAAGAATTATATACAGCATTAACAAATGCTTTAAATAAAACTTCAAGTTTGTATTATCAACCAAACCATCGTGGTAACAATAACATGTTATTAGCAGGTGGACCAATCGTAGCACAAGGAGCACAAGGAGCAACATGAAGCATTCAGATACAATCGTAGAGCAAGTCGTAAGAATGACAGGTGCTGGAATGAGTAGTCGATACGTTGCAGAGCAGCTAGGTATCAGTAAGACCAGTGTTAACGATATTTGGAATCGTTGGATTGCTAATCCTAAGCCTTTCTATAATGCAGAAGAAGTAGCATTTAAGCAAAAAGAAGGACCAAAGATTTTAGTATTTGATACTGAAACTGCAGCAGCTACTGCGCTTACATTTGGTCGATTCAAAGTTAATCTATCACAAGACAATATCTTAGATAATGGTGGTTGGTTACTATGTGCTTGCTGGCGCTGGTTAGGTAGCAATACTACAGAAAGTATTCACCTTACACCTGAAGAAGTACTAGAAAAAGATGACTCCAGAATTGTAGCAAAGCTGTTTGAATTGTATGAAGAAGCTGATGCGGTGTTAGCTCATAACTCACAAGGCTTTGATCATAAGGTTGTACAAACACGAGCAGTCTACAATGGCTTTCCTCCGCTACCACAAGTTAAAGTACTAGATACTCTACAACTGGTAAAGAAGTACTTAAAGCTACCTAGTAATCGCTTGGATGCAATTGGTGAATTCTTCGGTCTAGGTCGCAAGATCAGCACTGGTGGTATTTCACTATGGCGTAAAGTTCAAGAAGGTGATGAAGAAGCGATGGAACAGATGGTAGAATACTGCCTACAAGACGTTGATTTGTTGTATGATGTTTATCTGCGTACTCGTCAACTAGGTCGTGCAGGTTCTGATTTCAATGCAGCTTTGTACTTTGATGATGATCTTATGCGTTGTCGTGTATGCGGTAGTTCAGACGTTGAAGTTACAGGTCGTACAATCGAAACATCTTTGAATGTCTTTGATGAAGTTCGCTGTAATGAATGCGGTGCTGTACATCGTCATCGTGAATCAAAAACATCAAAACAAAAGCGAAAGAACTTGTTGATGTAACGAAACTGTGCTATACTAGCAATACAACACTTCGTTGATTACAATTTGAGTTCACACCCCGGTTAACAGCCGGGGATTTTTTGTCACTAAAAGGAGAAACATGATTTACGATTACAACATTTCGGATTTTCAAGATGATTGCTATGCTTTCAATAGCGTTGCAGGTAAAGATAGTCTTTGTACTTTAAAAGATATTGAGTTTCAGTACAACTTAATCTTAGAGGAAACTAAAGAGATTAAAGAAAAAGGTATTGATCATAACAATGCCAAAGAAGTAGTTGATGGTGTAGTAGATGTAATGGTTACTGCACTTGGATTGATGCAAAAGCTAGAGTATCTTGGTGTAGACATGAACAAAGCTATGCGAGATACGGCGTACAATAACTTAACAAAGTATCCTTCTGATGAGTACATTGCTATTCAAACTGCACAAAAGTACGAGCAAGAAGGTAAGCAAGTTACTGTTGACTACAAAGCTGAATATGAATTGTTTGTGATCAAAGATTTGAAAGATAAGGTAATGAAACCTATTGGTTTTGAGAGCAATGATCTGAGCAATTGCATCCCTGAAGATTTACTACTGAATGGTTTTAAGGAGGACTGAACATGAGTTTCAATAATATTACAGTTATTGGTAAAGAATATACACCTGTATTGGATATAGATGGTACACAAGGTTGTTATTCATGTGCATTTCGTAATGACAGCAGAGGTTGCAGGGAGGCAAATTTGATTATGAACTGTTCAGATACTGATGCATTTTTTGTACCAGCTTCTGCTGTGGACTTACGATCAGCTACTCAACAAATGCAAGATTGGCAACCTACGAATACTGTTACAGTTACCGAAAACCAACCAGCAGGTACTAAGTATGATCAAGATAAGTTGCAATACAGCTTAATTCCAGCGTATGCTTTAGAACAAATTGCTAAGAATCTTACAGTTGGTCTAAAGAAGTACAAAGAGCGTAATAACTGGAAGAAAGTACAGGATGCAGAACAGCGTTATCTAGATGCTCTTTATAGGCATTTAGAGGCACATAGGAGAGGCGAAGTATATGACCCTGATAGTAGCGTACCAGATATGCCACATCTCGCTGCTGTAGCCGTTAATGCAATGTTCTTGCTTGAATTCATGCTTGACCCACAACTTAAACAAAAGGATAACAAATGATCGTATTGCAAGTAATTAGTGCGTTAGTTCTAATATTTATTATCGCTATCATGTACGCAGTTGCTATTAAATTAGTAAATGAACATCGTGAACTGCAAAATAAAAAGGATGATATTGACGATCAAGATAACCTTGATTTAACCAATAAGCAGTGATATAATAGGACTCTCGTTTATTCTGAAAGGTAGTAACAATGAATAAAAAACCAACACGCCCAAATGCAATTGTAGCTTTATGTATTATTTCTGAATCGGAGATTATAAAAGTAATGCCAAATTACTCCAGTGCATTTGAGGACAAGGATGAAGAATTTAAGAACTTTCTTTATTCTTTAGGAATGAATGTAGATAGACCATACCAAAGGCAAGATGCACTACAGCACAGGAATCGTTTTAACGAAATTGTTGTATGCAGTCGATGGGTTGGTGAGGAACGATTAGATGAAGCTTGGATTAAAAGTGGTTACGCAAGTAGACCAGCAATTGATAAAGCTAGTGGAAGTAAATTAACAGAAGATATTTATCGTGCTCGATATGAAACTGAAGATGCTCAAGCATTGTTGGAATCCAGAGATAAATATGCTACAACAACAGAGGAAGACTAAATGCTAGAAAAATACTTGTTACCTATCAATGAACGACAGGAACCAGTTGAGTTTGCAGATCAGCAATTGAAAGTATTCTGGTTACCGGATGAAATCAAAGTAGAGAAAGATATTCAAGATGTATTGGTGAACTTCACACCTGCAGAAAAACATGCAGTGATCACTACATTGAAACTATTCAGTATCTACGAAACACACGCTGGTTCAGAGTATTGGGGTGGACGGTTTAAGAATATGTTTAATGGTGCAGAGTTTCATAGAATGGCTTCGGTCTTCTCTATGTTTGAACTAGCTGTTCATGCACCGTTTTACAATAAGATCAATCAGCTATTGCACATTGATACACCTGAATTTTATACATCGTATCTAAATGATCCTGTATTAAATCAAAGAGTAGAGCACATTGGTGAAATCATTGATCATCCTGATGACTTAATTTCACTAGCAGCTTTTTCAATGGTGGAGGGTGTAATCTTGTATTCATCCTTTGCATTCCTAAAGCACTATCAGTCTCAAGGTAAGAATAAGCTAATGAACATTGTGCGTGGGATTAACTTCTCAGTGCGTGATGAAAATATGCACTCTACTGGTGGAGCTTGGGCTTTCAAGTACAAGTTAGAGCAGTTAAAACAAAAGTTGTCACCTGAAGCATTTGAGTTACATAAACTAGCAATTGAAGCACAAGTTCGACTAGTAGCACAAAAGCTTTATGAGCACGAATGCCAGATTATTGCTAAGTTATTTGAGCAAGGTGAGATCAAAGGTATTACTGCACATCAGCTTGAGAACTTTGTACAATCTAGGGTTAATGAATGCTTGAAGCAATTGGGGTTTGCAAAAGAGTACGATGTGAAGTACAATCCTATTTCGGAATGGTTCTACAAGGGTATCAACGATTACACCTTCAATGACTTCTTCAGTGGTATGGGTAATCAGTATCATCGCAGTTGGGATAGTGCAGATTTTGTATGGAAAAAGGAGAATGTAAATGAGTAAAGTTGTAAATAAAAATTGCATAGAATTACGCAAATCTACTAGTGGTAATTGGGTTCAAATGATTATCAATCATCGCATTGTTTTTCAAGGTCCACGTATACCTGACTTCATTTGGTTAGATGTATTGGCAGACACAAACTTTGATGTTTCAGAAACCCAATATGATCCCGAAGAGGAATTTGAATGAGTAATATTTACAAAGAACTAAGTGAAGAGCGCAAGAAACTACAGGAGCAAGATTTAGTTCCTCAGTGGTATACAACTGCAGGTTATCAGATGTTCAAAGATAAATATGAATATCAAACTGAAGGTCGTTCTGTACGTGGTCAATTTGAGAGGATAGCCCGTACTGCAGCAAAACACGTTCCTATGCTTCCTAATGCTGAATCAGAGTTCTTTAAACTGCTTTGGAACGGTTGGTTGTCTCCTAGCACCCCTGTACTAGCTAACATGGGAACAAGCCGTGGAATGCCCGTTTCGTGCTCAGGAACCATTGCTGATGATTCGGTGGATGGTTTCTACACGAACTTGCATGAAGTTGCTATGTTGACTAAATACGGTTTTGGTACAGCAACTGACCTCAGTTCTATTCGTCCTCGTGGTTCAAAGATTAGCGTAGGTGGTAAAGCCTCTGGTGTTCTACCTGTGATTAAAGAGCATGTTAACGCTATGCGTAATATCGCACAAGGTACTGCACGTAGAGGTGCTTGGGCTTTCTATCTAGATATCGAACATGGTGACTTCAACGAAATCTCTGATCATATCTTAGCTGAACCCGATGATTTGAATGCAGGTTGGACCATTCGACAATCATTCATTGATCGTTTGGAAGCAGGTGACCGTGATGCTATTGAACGCTTTCAGAAAGCCATGAAGATCAAGATGGTGACTGGTAAAGGTTACTTCTTCTTTATTGACAAAGCTAATGCTAAACGTCCAGTTACTTATGTAGATCATGGACTAAAGATTAATAACTCTCAGCTATGTTCTGAGATTATGCTGTTCAATGATTTAGATCATACTTACACTTGCGTACTATCTTCAATGAATGCAGCTAAGTACAGAGAATGGCAGCACACCAATGCAGCTTATTGGGCAACAGTCTTTTTAGATTGTGTAGCTTCTGAATTCATCGAAAGAGCAGAAGGTATTAACGGTCTAGAGAAAGCTGTACGATTCACTAAGAAGAGCCGAGCACTTGGTTTAGGTCTATGTGGTATCCATACGCTGTTTATGCAAGAGATGCTACCGTTTGAAGGCTTTGATGCACATAGGTTAAGTCAAGAGATTCAAGCTAGTATTTGGGAACAAGCTCAAGGTGCTACTAAAGCTATGGCTGCACTATTAGGTGAACCAGAGTGGTGTAAAGGTTATGGTATTCGTAATACGCACTTGATTGCTATTGCACCAACTAAATCAACTGCTTTACTAATGGGTGGTGTATCAGAAGGTATTAACCCTGATCCAGCTATGAGTTACAATCAGATGACTTCTGCAGGTGAAATTGATCGCTTGAATCCTGTACTACTTGAGCTAATGAAAAAGAAGGGTGTCTACACCAAGAAACATGTGCAAGAGATTACAGATAAGCAAGGTTCCGTTCAGCACGTAGAATGGCTAACCGATGATGAAAAGCAAGTATTTAAAACTGCTTTTGAAATCAACCAGAAAGCTGTGCTAAGATTAGCATCTGCACGTAGTCGATACATTGATCAATGGCAGTCTCTAAACCTGTTCTTTGCAGCAGATGAAGACCCTGCTTGGATCGCTGAAGTTCACGCTGAAGCTTTCCGTGACCCTAATATCTTAGCGTTGTATTATATTTATACTCAAGCTGGTGTACAAGCCAGTAAGGGTGAATGCGAAGCTTGTCAATGATTTATAAAATAATCAGAAACTCACACAATTATGAACGGTATGATCAAAATGACGAAGAAACATTGTATAGTACCAATCATAAATCTACTTTAGTATTTGTAGGTTGTAAAATGAAAGTTGTGAAAGAAAAACTAAAAGAGATGAAAGATGCTGAAGAAGTACATGGTGATCATCACTGTGTTTATTTTGAATTTGTAAAGGAAAACGTATGCAAAAACTAGTAGTATTTAAAGCTCATTGGTGTGCTCCATGTAAAATGCTTAGTAAAGTAATCCAAGATACTGATCTAGGTATTCCAGTAGAAACAGTAGACATTGATGCTGACCCTACAGCTACAACTGAATACGATATTCGTGGAGTACCAACTTTACTTCTCATGAGCGATAATCAAGTCATGCGGCGTAAGTCAGGTTACATGAATGCTGAACAATTAAAAGAGTTTGTTGCGTAAAGTACAGACGTAAAAATACCCGGAGTCCTGTAAAGGATATCCGGGTTTTCTTTTTACATATGAATACCGTTTAGATACACGGTTTTACCATTTTGTTTAACTGCTGTTAATACTTGGCATTTTAGATTGTCAGGATTATATGATACATGTACCCAACCTGAGTTTGGTAATCCTTGTGTATAAAACTCAAGAATAACTTGCGTGAACTTAAAGTTCTCTATGATATAATTAGCAAGATCACCATTAGCCATACCTGCGATTTCAATATCAGCAGCTTGACCTTTGCAATGATCAGAAGTAGCACTACCACCTACTGCTGTATTAACTGCAGGGGAGCGATAACCGCTATTAATCTTTAGAGGCTTACCTAGTTTTTCACGTAATGGTTGCAATACATTATCTACTAGGATTTGCATATTAGCGATAATCTCAGGAGTTGGTGTATTATCAATACCTTTACTAATTGCAGTACCAGAGTATGTTAGTTCAGCTAAGGAAAAGTTCTTCGACAACTGTGTCATATATTCTTTCTATTATTTTGCAGAGGATGTAGGCCATGATTGAATCAACGTTCTGGCATCAAGGGCGTGACCATCAGCTTTTCTCGCCATTTCTTCAAGAGCAACTGAACACTCTCCGAATACGGTTGTTGCGGTTGCTGCGTAGTCTCTAACGGAGGTGCAGGTAGAACTATTGATGGTGGCACTATTACGGGTGTTGTAGTCCCGCACCCAATTAAGCTCAGACTGAGCAGCAGAGGCAGCAGCAGCGTTTTGTTTAGCTTTGACTTGTGCTTGTTGTAGTGCAGCATCTTTTTTCCTTTGCAATTCTGTTGATTGATCTAAAACTTGTTGTGTAGCGGTAGCTAAAGCTTTGGAATGCTGAGTATGAATATCACTGATAACAGAATCCATACGCCAACCTTGGACCAAGAAACCCGCAACGAAAGCACAAGCAGTTAAGCCAGCAGTGATATAGTAATTCATATTATTCCTTATTATCCTTATTCATAGTACCACGAATATAAGCTGTAGCTGCCATGAATGCAACAACGATAGTACCCATTGCAGCAGAGAATGTAGTTGCTAAACCCATTATTAGATTAACTTTTTCAGAACTAACAAAAGGTAGTGTCATTAATATAATAGTTAAAAATGGTAAGAATAAAGCTGCCCATGCCATTAATCGCTGTTGATCAGCTAATTTATCCATGTTATCTATTTGTAGCATTCTTTCGCTGCGATTTAATTCATCGTCAGTTACAATACCGTCATGGTCTGCATCAAATTGTTCATAAATGGAATTTGCTTCTAGTTTTTTTGACATAATGCACCTTAAGTCATTAATTGATATACTACCATAAATAATAGATAAGCTAAATACAAAGCAATTGCAAGCATTGAATACAAGAATATATTTTCTATGACTTGTTTCTTGTGCGCTATTTGCAGTTTCTTATCTCTGATTCTCTTGGCTATAATAGCTCTTCTTTCATCTATCATTTCTCGATAAGCAGCTTCACCGTAAGCCATCTTCACTAGCATCATTAACTCATATTCTTGTTTAATTACTGCTCTGCGTCTTACTAGGTTATCTAGGGCTTCTTGCTCTACGGAACCTTTGCTGATTAACTTCTTAAATATTGAAGGATTTTGTACTTCTTCTTCGGATTGCTTTACATCAGATACTGCAGTGAAGAATTTACCCAATGCTCCAGAAACTTCATGTAATTCTCTACCAACTTCAATACCTTGCTTTACTGCATTATAAGCAGCAGTTGCTATTGCAAAAGCACTTACCGGATCAATCATCACACACCCAATATAAGTTTAATTACATTAGTAATACCCATTGCTTGTGACAATACCACTACTACAGCACCTATCGCTAAATACTTGATTTGATTTAATGTATTTTCTATACCAGTTAAGGAGTTGCGTAAATCAGTTGAAATATCCTGAAGTTTCTTTAGTTCTTCAGCATGATCTTCTACTCTTAACTCTAACTTAATAACACGGTGTTCAATTTGTTCAGACATACTACTACTTTCAGACTACTTAAGGATATAAACGAAAATAGGCCACCCGAAGGTGACCTAGCAATGATTTATTATATCATTAATGTTGATGAAAATCAAGGGTTATTTATCTTCGATTACTACTTCTGGTTCAACTTTATTGAGTTGTTCTTCAGTTTGTAATTTAAACTTCATGCACAGAGGATAGACCCCGGATTTAGTTGGTAAGTCACCTAAGATTTCTAGTACTTTTTGTACGTCCTCTAGTTCTAATTGAATGTTTAATGATTTCATATTTCTCCTTTAATTGGTTATATTGGCAAAAACATTTACAAACACAGTGCCATCTTCCAATGCTTCAATTTCATGCCATTCGTTTGCGACAAGATTTACAGGCTGAGTGTCTTTAGTCATTACCAACTCACGACCCTCTTTGCGAACAATGCAACACCCTGAGTGACACATTGTAAGGTGTGAATACAGATGTTCGTGCTTTGGTAACCCTTCGCCTTTTTTGGTGTGGTAGACATTCAGGGTTGTGCCGTTTTGTGTGACAACAAAGCGTGGGGCTACTGTGTTCATAGCGTCTGAGCACCTTCCGTAACAGGCTGCACAGGCTCTGGTGGAGGGATATATTCAGCGATTGGACCATATGTTCCATCAACAATGTCTGCAAATATTGCACGACCATGTGACTCAACGTCATTTGGTGATGCAGTGAATGGTAAAACCTCATCGCCAAATTGTGATGTTGTGATTTCACAATTTATTGCAGTGTGTTCTGCGTTGCCCCACACGGGGTTTGTCAGGGAGTTAAGTGTTGCTTGCATAATTTTTCCTCTTAAGAAATTCTTAGCCAAAGACTAAGCCTACCATCACCAACTGCACCACAACCTCCATCTACTACGCCAGCCGAAAAACCCATCAATCGCCATGTTCCAGCTACAGCGGGAGTTACTGTCGAACTCCCGGCGTAGTTACCACCCGCTAAAGCTGCACCACCATATCGCAAGCCAGTTCCCGCCAAAGTTGTTCCCGGTGTTCTAGTTGCGTTTGCCGCAAGATTAACATCAACCATAAACGCATACGTTCCAACTGCTCCAACAGCAGCCCCTGCGGTTGCGTTTAAAACAGTGGTTGATGTTATAGCAGTGCTCTGTGTTGTACCATCATTAAAGACAATACCATTAGTACCATTAATAGTAACTGCCATATTACTCTCCAGCTAAAGCAGTAGGTATAGCAGCTTTTAGTTCTTCAGGTGTAGTTGCATATACCACAACAGGGTCAGTTGTTGCATCTCTTAGAGCTTGCTTTTTAGCTCCAATCTCAGCTTGCTTTGCTGTATCACCAGCTTCAATGGCTCTCATCATTTCGATATCAAGAGCAGCTAAAAGTGGAGCACGTTCTGCACGAATCATATCTTTTTTGATTTCCAATGCTTTTTGCATGTTTACAATAATAGGCATAACTTTACTCCATTGTCCAAGCGTTACGGAAAGTACGATCTTGTGGGATATCTGCAGCATCTACAATTTCGTAAGGAGTACCGTGTGGTACATCTTTGGCTGCAATTTGTTGAATAGTTAAACCAGATTCAGGTGCTGGAATGATAACCGCAACGCCTCCATCTGGTGTTTTATAAATGATTCTATTTGTCATTATATTTCCTTTATGTTAAAGTTGACGATTAATTAGCGGAAGATGGATATACACACAATGTTGCAGTCGATTGGACCAGACGAGTTCCCCTGCTTCCAAAATCCACGTAGAGCACTTGTAGTAGGAGGAAAAGATGTTCTTGAGTTAAAACATTGACCACCAACCACTGTGTCAATATTGTCTCCACTCGATCCTGAAGCTGTGAAGCAATAGTTAGCATCTGTCATAGCATTAGTAAAGTTTACAGTATAATCACCAGTACCATTATCAGTAATACTACTTACATTAAAAGCTGCACGAATAGCTACAGTACCTGTACCGTTAAAGTTAACCCAAGCTTTTGCACTACCGTTTACTACTGTACCTACCGGAACGGTCAATGTACCCGCTACGTTTTGAAGGGTGTCTGTTTTTATTGTTGACATTTGTTGGTCCTTTTAGATTAGCGGAAGATTACAACGTTTACCTGTGGTAAGTCTTGCAGTGTGTGACCATTACCAACTGACCATGTACCAATCCTTATCGAACTAGATGTCCTGAAATACGAAACTTCGGAACCGCTAACGAAATAACCAGAAAGAGTACCTGTTGGTGTATCTGCATTTGCCCATCCAGATACAGCATAATCACTGTCTACCATAGCATTAGTAAAGTTTACATTATAATTACCTACTCCATTATCAGTAATACTTGAAACATTACCGGAAGCTCGTATTGTAATAGTACTAATACCACTAAAGTTAACCCAAGCTTTTGCTGTATATACCTCAACACCAGATAAATTCTGGATTGTTGTGCATTTAATTGTTGACATTATTATTTTCCTTATTCATTATACAACAGTCCATACAGAGCCACTTGATACAGTTACCGTAATACCACTGTTAATAGTAATAGGTCCAGCACTCATTGCATTTTTACCAGTAGCAACGGTATAGTTAGTAGTTACTGCTTGACCATTCTCATAGAAAATCTGATCAGCACCACCACCAGTTGCACCACCTCCACTTAAACCCAATGTTCTCCATGAAGTTCCATCTGTGATTATAATACAAGATTGTCCGGGTGTCAATACCTTAGTAGCTGCACCATCAATTAATTCTGCACTGTTGGGGTCAATAGTAATTGTACCTGTACCAGTATTAATGATACCTACAGAGAAACCGTTAGCTAAAGTAGCAGCAGCAGTTAAAGATACACTGAATGTACCAGAGCATAAGATAACATCACCACGATCACCAACTACTACAGTATAAGCTGCAGTCTTTGCTACAGTTTGAGCAGCAATAGCACCTAAGTTTTGTAGAGCAGCAATTTGAGTCGTAGCACCTGTACCACCTGCTGCTAATGCAACAGTACCCCATGTAGGAGCAGCAGCACCACCTGAGAGCAATACTTGACCAGATGTACCAGCGGCACTAATAGCCATTGCAGAAGCACCAGAATAGACGATACCACCGTTTACTGCAGTTAGAGAAGCGTTAGTACCACCAGCGGCTAAAGAAACGTCTGTAGCATTCCATACACCTGTAGTGATTGTACCTACTGTAGTTGCAGCAGCGGAATTGACAGCAGCAGTTGTTACAAGTTCAGATTGTACGTTAGCTAAAAGTTTAGGTCTAACTACACCGTCTGTGCCTGTTTCTACATAATAATGGGTAGCTGCAGTTGCCGTATCTGCTGTACCAACTAAGTTTAAACTTGTAGGATAAAAAGCACCACCGTAGTTTAAACGAGTAGTACCAGTTGGAGTTGTAGTTCCACCATCAAGTTGACCTGCAGCAGCAGTTGTACCATTGTACTTTAAAGCACCAGTACTTGTTGAACCTGCAGTTAATGTAGTTGCAGATACAGTAGCAGTAGTTACTATCTCAGCTTGAGCATTAGCTAAAGTCTTAGGTCTAACAAAACCATCACTAGCTGTTTCTACAAAGTAGTGACTAGCTGCAGTTGCTGTATCACCAGCACCTAGTAAGTTCAAGTTTGTAGTATAAAAATTACCTTCGTAGTTTAAACGAGTAGTATTTACTGGAGTTGTTGTACTTGCGTTAAAAGTACCCGCAGAAATCGCAGTACCTGTTACCTGTAATAAACCACCAATTATTTGATTACCACCTAAATAAGTATCACCTCCAGCAACAAATAGTGACCAACGGCTACTAATTGTTACGTTAGTACTTGCAACAGGAGCACCAGCAATATATAAAGTACTTGCGTTTGTATAGGTACTAGCTGAACTAGATTGTAATGTTTCTATACCTAATGAATTTGAAGCTAAATGAGCAACAGCACCTGCTACTGTCATTGTAGTCGCAGAAGGAATAGCAATATTAATACCTGCTGTAGTAACTGGTGTAGGGATAAAACTAGAAGCGTTTGCATCCACAAATCTATTCCAAAGCATTACTGTAGTATTAAGAGTAGAAGTTCCTGTAAAGTAAGTCTTGAAACTTTTACCGGAGTTAACTGTACCTACGCTTACGTTTACAATAGCACCATCTAAGTCACCGGATGAATCAGCATCTACAGAACGAGTCAATGTCCAAGGAACTGTAGTAGAACCAATTGCTGTAACAGTATAAACACCGTTATACTTAGGTGCATCAGTAGCAATTAAACCACCTAAAGTGCGTTGATCTTTTACAAGAACTCTGTCGTTTACAGCAACAGCCACACCGTCAATTGAAAGAGCCGCAATGACTTGTGTAAATGTAGTTGCAACAGCAGTACCAGCTACAGTAGCTGCTGCTGAAAGAACAAAAGTAGTTGCGTTCGTAATCGAAACAACGGTAGTACCAACTGGAATATTAGCGTTACCGGATAGGACAGCACCAACTTTGATACCAGCAGTAGAAGTCGTAGTAGCAGTAGTGGAAAGAGTTGTAGTTACTGCTAGACTGAAAGTGTCATCATAACCAGTTAATACGTTAGCCGCAAAAGTACTTGCAGGTAAATCTGCAGTTGTTGCAACTCTTACGATTTTCTTATATGAAGAATCAGCAGCATGAATACTTAGATCAAAAGAAGCCCAAGTTGGAGCAGAAGCACCATTACTTTGCAGAACTTGACCAGCAGTACCAGCAGCAGTAGAAGCATAAGCAGTAGTGCTATTACCAAAGATAATACCACCTTGAGATGGTGCAGTTGTTGTACCTGTACCACCGTAACCAACGGCTACCGTATTACCGTTCCATACTGAACTTGTAGATAATGTCTTATTGGTTAAAGTTTGAGCTTCGTCAGTATTAACTACAGTTCTTTGAACAGTACCGTTACCATAAGTAAATGCACCTGATAAGTAACCTAGTCTACCTGCAGTTGTACCAGATGCTGTACCTGATAATACTGGAGTTGTTAAAGTTTTATTGGTTAATGTTTGAGTACCACTAACTGTATCAATATCCACACCGTTAGCTTGAACAGTACCTGTACCTTTGGAAACTAAATCTAAACTAATGTTGGTATCACCACCTCTAGCAGCAACAGTAGGTTTTACACCAGTTGCTGCATTAATTACAGCAACATAGTTTACAGCAGAAGCATTACTGTCGAATTCCAATAGTTCATTACCAGCAGCATCAGCAATAAAACCCAAATCTGCAAATCTTGGAGCAGTCAAAGTTTTATTAGTTAAGGTATCTGTAGTAGCTCTACCAACTAGTGTATCAGTTGATGTAGGTAAAGTAATTGTACCAGTGTTAGTAATAGTTGAAATTACAGGAGCAGTGAGTGTTTTGTTAGTTAGCGTTTGAGTATCGCTAACAGTTACAGCAGCATTACCACCAATTGTAGTACCACTAGCAAGAGCAGTAGTACCACTAGATGACAGCGTAGTAAAAGCACCTGTTGATGCAGTAGTAGCACCAACAGAGCCGTTAATGTTGATAGAAAAAGAGGTGCTCAGAGCACCCCAAGTTGTACCGTTATATTTCTCCCAATAACGCAACGCACTATTCCATCTAATTGAGTTAGTTGGAACGTTTGTTGCCGTAGTAACTGCAGGGTCCAAACCAACGGAAAGGTCGTCAAACCTTCCGTCAAGTTCAGAAACGAAGTTTACATACGTACTGGTTGTCTGAGGCAAGTTATGATTTGCCATTGATTTCTCCTATTTAATAACCTCGTACAGTCCAAGATATTGTTCCACCTACATTTGCACCTGCTGAATTGTAGTTAAAGATGTTAAACCTAGTAGGATAAGGTTTATCAAAGAAATCTACAACAGTTGTTGTTGGGTTAACACTATTTGGAGTTGTTGTAATAGATGTAACATCTACATAATCTATATTAGGTACTACAGTAGCACCATAATCGTTTGTGCATTTCAATAGATACGAAATCTTTGAAGCTGCGTCTGCTGCATCGCATTGGATAACAACTGGTCTAGCCATGAATTGAACTTGTGTACCTGTTCCTGTTGGGTTATTCCAATGAAAACATCTTTGCATAGTCTGAAGAGCACCTGCTGTAAACTTATAACTTGTAGCAGAAACAACCTTAGTTCCTGACATATTATAAATACCAGAGATGCCACCATCAACAGTACCATAACTAGATGGATAGACATAACCAATCAGTAAATACCAAGTATTCAATGCAGGTAAATCTCCAGTCCAGAAATATGGGTTAGCATTCACAGTTCCAGCTAAGTTAGATATGGAATTATTATTAGCTGTACCAAAATAGCTAACACCATTATTTGTAGTTGTTTTCACAAATACAGCAAACATGTAACCTTTAGTTGAATCAATATCTGAATAAATACTCTGGAAACCACCATCATCATTTAATGAAGTGTCTGCATCAATACAAGTCCAGATATTTTCATTACTTGTACTTGGCCCACTAGCTGTAATAATTGTATTTTCAGCAGCAGTACCAATTAAAGTATAACCAGAAGGTGGCATTGTCATACCAGCAGTCCATGTATAATAATCAGGAATAACGCTTCCTTGAGCATGTGATCCACCGATTGCCAATACTGAGGAACCCGAATCAGTTTTCTGTTTAGCATCAAGTCTTACAACTAAACCGCTAATACTATAAATATTACCTGAAGTAACTTGTGTTGCGCTTACTCTGACTTTAATATATCTAAAGTTAGTAGCGAAAGCACTTGTACCTGCAGGGAATGAAGTATATGTACTACCGTTCAATGAAGAACTAATTGTAACAGAAATATCAGGAGAACCTGCAATATTTACACCAGAAAGAGATACTGTAATCTGACTACTACCAAGAGTTGTTCCATAGTCAAAGACTTCTTCATAGTAACCAGAGGTAGTTCCCGGTTGAATATAAATTGGAAAACCTGCATTGATTTGATCAGTAGGAGTATTCCATGATCTTGTTGTAAAGTGTCCTGAGAAACTTTCAACAGTATCAACTGGTAATACTAAATATCCTGTGTTAGCCTCTATTATAGCATTAGATTTGGTTCCTGTAAAGGTGCTAATGTACTCTGCGTTAAAAATATAATCAGGAGGTTGTGAAACAGTAGCAGCTAAACTAATAGGAATGGACTCATTGTTATCGGTATCTACTACAGCAATCCAATATGTGTATAAACCACCTTGAAGTTCTGTAACAGTAGTGAATGTACCAGACTTAGTACCGATTATACTTGCTGTATTCCAAGTAGCACCCTTCTTAATAAGAACGTGTGAAATTGGAAGCGATGTAATCTGAGGTAAGTCCCAATACAACAATACGGTATTATCAATAACCTGTGCTTTTAAGTTACTAGCAGCATGAGGTGTTTCTTTAGTTACACTGATAGGAGTTCCTGTTGATTTATTACCGATTAAGTCCACTGTTCTTACTGTATAAATCTTATCACCTAACCAATCAGCGTCTTGCGTTATTGATGTAGAATTTGAGTAATTGATATTATTGTAGACAGTACCAACGGAAGTACCAGCAAGAACACCAGCAGCATTATCAATATACAATTGAGTTGCGCTAATAATCTGAGTAACTTTTCTACCTGCAGGAATGTTTGCATTACCTGATAGAACATCACTTACAAGAATACCTTTAGTACTTGTTAGAGTTAATAAATTACTGTTTGCAGTAGTAGTAGTGGGTACAGACAATGCACCTGTAATTTCATAATGCTTTAAACCAAAAGTAGGAGAAGTATCTAACCATCTTAAAGATACAGTAGCACTTGTTAGACTTGTATCAACGAACTGATAAGTTATACTTGCAGTATTTACAGGTGCAGCTACAGTGTATTGAAATAGTCTAGAAGATGAACTATATCTATTATCTGAATCATACGCTCTTAGATACCAGCTTGAAGTAGTACCGCTTGTAATACCAACCATATCAACAGAAGTATTAGATGCAGAACCTTTCCAAATAAAACCAGTACCACCCCAATTAGTATCAGAACTTCTTAGTTCATAACCAACAATAGGTAGTGATGTTTTAATATTGTCAGGCCAATCCAAAGATAACGCAGTACCTTTAATACCGGGAGTTAAAAATGCTCCGGGTTGATTTGGAACAACTTTAGCTAATACAAAAGTTTGTGCAAGTGAAGCAAAACCAAGGTTATCGTAAGCAGTTACAGACAAAGTAGCATTACCTAACCAATCAGCAGGTACAGCCCAATCAGTAGTGAGTCTAGTACTATTAATTGTTCTAACAGGATCAGTTGTAGTTAATGAAACTTCGTATCTTTCAATACCAAATACACTGGTTGATGGCTTAACCCATTTGAATTCAGCTAAGGAGTTGGTCAATGAAGTATTAAACGCTCCAGATAAAGTCTGCGGATTACTTGGTCTTACAGTAGTATAACTAACTGGACGAGCAACAAGTGAATAACGCAAGTCAGTATCAAATGCCCATAAGTCCCAAGTGTTAGCACCTAGAACTAGATTTGAAACAGTAACAGATGAAGCTGTACCTTTCCAAATGTAATCAGTACCTCCGGGAGAACTACCAGTTGCTCTTAGTTCATAACCAGCAATTGGTAAACTACCTTTAACACCTTCGTTCCAAGCAATTGTTAAACCAGTTGGTGAAGCAGTTGTTGTAACAGTAGTCGGTGCAACAGGTCGAGTTTTACCTATGGTAGAACTGAAGTTAGCACCTGCGTTGTTAGAGGTATCTACAGCGACAATATCTAATGTAGCATCACCTAACCAATCAGCAGCGGTTGTAAAGGTGTTAGCTGAGACATTAGCGGTTATTACAATACTTCCGGGTTTAGTGAGAGTAATATTATAAGACGAAATATCAAAAGTACCTTTGTTTCCTGTCCACTTAAAAGTAACTGTTGTACCACTTGTAGAAGTGTTAGCATAAGTTGTGACCAGAGAATCGGAAGCCAATGGTGCATTAACTACTAGATCAAAAGAAGTAGCCAATGTACTATAAACACCTTCTGTATCAAAAGCTTTAATATAGAAAACATTTGAACCAGTGCTGAGAGAACCAATTGATGTAGTATTTGTTGCACCTCTCCAAGTTAAACCTGTTGAAGTACCCCAACCTGTGTCATTAGCTCTAATTTCATAACCAGCAATTGGAAGAGTTGTTTTAGCAATTGGTGTCCACTTAACAACCATTTCATTAACTGAAGGTGTAAAAGTAACAGTCCCTACGTCATTAGGTGCTGATTTTACTACGTTTAAAGTTGCATTGGTAGCTGAAGAAAAGTCCAGCATGTCAACAGTGGTTATTGCTAAAGTTGCAGTACCTGTCCAATCAGCAGCAATTGTCCAAGTAGTTGAATCCAAAGATGCTGTTACAGTACCACCAGCGGGTTTAGTTAATGTAGCAATGTACTTTTTAATTCCAAAAGTTGTAACTGCAGGAGCTATCCAATCAAATTTTACAACAGCACTGGTTGTTGAAGTATCACTAAATGTAGCAGTTAAACTTGTTGCAATCGCAGGTCTTTGTACAGTATAAGTAATCAGTGTACCAGAAGATGCATAAACATTATCAGTATCAAAAGTATTGATGTACCAGTTATTTGCACCAGCGATTAAACCCTTTAAAGTAGCATTGGATACAGAACCTCTCCATACAAAGTTAGTGTCATTTGTACCCCAACCTGTGTTATTCTTTCTGATTTCATAACCAGCAACAGGAAGAGTTGTCTTAGCAACATCTGCCCAATCAGCATAAACTTGTGAGTCAGATATCGTAAAGGTAACAGAAGCTGGAGCAGTTGGTCTTGATTTAGCAATTACTACACCAGTAGATGCAGCAACGGATTTATTACCAAGAATATCAATTGATTTAATTGTAACAGTAGCATTACCTACCCAATTGGCTAAAGTAGTCCAAGTTAATCCTGAGATTTCTTGCACAACGGTAGCACTAGGTTTAACAATAGTAACTTCATACTTATTAATTGCGAATACACCTGCTGGCGCTGCTGTCCAATTTAATGTAACAGTAGAGTCAGTTGTTGATGTATCTGCATATGATGATGTAATTGTACCAGTGTAAGTTGCTGGAGCAGTTACAGTATAACTTGCTGAAACAGAAGCAACACTGTATTTTTTACCAAAATCCAAGGCTCTTACATAAAATGTTCTAACTACATTTAGGGCAGCGGGATTAGTAGTACAAGTATTAGTTGCGCCTGAGAATACTAAAGCAGAGTTATTAACTCCCCAATTTGCATCTTCAGTTCTAACTTCATAACCCTTAAGATCAATTTCAGTATTATCATCCCACTTTAGGATTAATTTACCTGTTAAACTATCTGCAGTGATTGTCAAACCTGTAATATTTGCAGGTGGTACAGTCTTACCTAATACAGTATGCGTTACAATAGGGGACCATGCACCAACTTTACCATCATCAGAAATATATCTGACTCTGATATCATAAGAAGCACCTTCTACAACAGAAGTAAATAATATACCTTTATCTTCTATTTTGGTGTTAATAGCATTCTGCCAAACTTTACCAGTACTAAGTTTAATTTCACCTTGTAGATATTTAATCTTTTGTAAAGAAGCATTTGTAGTATTTAAAGGTGTAATTGGTACTAGCATCTTATAGATAAAACTACTAGGTCCAACTTTTTCCATTACTTTATCATCACTAACAATCTTAGTTGATTCTATTGTAGGAATATAAGTAATTACACTTTCTAATGAACCAGCGGGTTTTGTTATTTGACTATTAAATGCAGGGATAACTTCTGAATCTGAATTATAGATAGCTGGAGAATAATCAACTAGCGTTAATCTAGCAGACATATTATCAGATGGTTCAATTGACTGAACAATTAGATCAACTGATTCTTGATTATATTCACCAAATAATAATAAATCATCAGGATTTAAATTATCGGAAGTTGCATCATAAGCAGTAAAAACACCACCAGAATAATTTACTAATTCTAATTCCTCATAATATTCGCTTAAACCAACAGGTCTTACTGTTTTAACAAAACTAGAATTTGATTGAGTTCTAATCCTTACAGCGTAAATAGTACCAGCAACCATTGGTAAAGCTTCATCTAATACAAGCCTTGTACCAACAGTACCAGTGTAAGCAATGACAGAAGTTATTCTACCAGAACCAACACCCCAAGTTGGAACATCATGCACTACCTTTACTCTATCACCACGAGTACAAATAACGTGCTCAATATCTACGTTCAGTGTATAGATTTCTGGTCTTAACTTTAATTGAGCAAGATGGAATCTAGCATGTTTGTAGATATTCTTTGGTTCAGTAACTCCGGGTAATTCAATTGTTTCAAACAATGTAGAATTAGCGGAAGTATAACCATCATTATATACAATCATTTCATCAGCTTGCCAACCCTTTTCAGAATTGTTAAAGTTTACTCTGAATGCATGTGGAAGTTGAGGGAACGATCTTGTACCTTCAAAACCCCAAGAATTGTGCGGTGTAAAATGCTGTGCGATTGTTTCTTTTGGTACATCAACAACAACAGACCATTTACCATCAACCATTGTAGGTGAAGCTCTACCAGCAGCAGCAATGTCCTTTAATACTTCAAGTAAAGAATTTGGTTCTAAAATAATCTTGTCAAAGTTAAAAGCATTAGTCTTACAATATGTATACCAAGCATTAATTGCTGCATCGTCAATTAGTACTGAAGAAGCTTTTGCGTTACCTTGATGCTTTAGAACGTGCCTAAACAAAGCTGCAGGGTTTCTAATAGGTTGATTTGCAACCCATACTCCACCTTGGAAATCTTCACCAAGAGTCTGTACAGTAGCAGTAACACCTTCAACTAAACCGTTGATTTGACCAGTTGAACGAATCTTCAAAGCAGAACGTGCTAATTTAATTGGACTATTGTAACTATCTTTAGGTAAAACAATAGGTCTAGTATTTGTGTAACCTGTAATAGAAGATAATATGCAGGTATCTGATGTTGTATCCGTGATGTAAGTATTGGAATTTGTTCGTTTTACTCTAACTTCATAATTTGCTCGTGATACATTAAAAGATATAGTTTTAGAATAACCGTACTTAATAATATCTTTCAAGAAAAAAGTACTCTTTGTAAGATCAAAAGTAGGATCGTTTTCAGAAATTCTAATAATAACACCACTGGCTACACTGAAAAATCTTGCAGCAGATAAACCAGTACCCGCAGCAATATTACTTGCACAACCTGAAGAAATAACACCAGAACGAGTATCCACTACATCTGTAATTACATTACCATAAACACAAACTTTATAGATTGTTTCTTCTTGAGATAATACAGCAGGTAAGTATTCAAAAGTAGAATTAAAACCTACACCAGAAGCCTGTTGTAATCTAGTTAATAAAGTTCCACTTGGATTTGCATTTTTATTATTAGTTATGGAACCAGAACGCAGTACTAATTTACCTTCTGAAGTAACATTAACATAATGCCACTGATAGACGGATTCTAATTCTGCATCATTGTCAATATTATAATAAGCAGAAGATAATGTAAAGCTATCATTATATACTGTTTCAAATGCTTCATTCCAAGTTGTCTCACCCACGGGTCGTAATTGAATAGAAACACTTACTTCTCTTTGTGCGTCATCACCTCCACTGGTTAGACCATATAAACCTTGTGGGAAATTTAAAGTTACACCAATGCGATCAACTTCTTGACCAATAGTAAATTCACTCCAAGGGTTACCACCTGTGAAATATGCTGTGTCACCTGAACCAAATGGATTATACGAACTTTGTGGATATGTACCGTTTGTATAACTACCAGTAGACACTTGGCATTTAAAAACTGTTTCACTAATAATTTGAGTTACTATTAAATCTTTAATATCAATAATTTCATTAACTTCTTGAGTGTATGTACCACCATCGAGAGGATCAATAACATTTATTAAAACAGTTGCACCATTCCAAAAACTAAGAGTCTGAATGGGATCACCAACTTGTAAATCATGTACTTTATCTTTACCTCGTTGATCTACGGTAACTTGAAAAGTATTACCACCAGTAACAATAACTTCTGTAAGGTACTGACGTTTGCACTCAAGCTCTAAGTTAGGATTTTGCTGAGTTACATCTTGACCATAGATAGCATTGAACTTATTAATATTGGCAGAAGTGTCTTCAGCAGTACCATATAGCGTTTGATGTTCAATTTCATCATATGAAGATAAAGGAACATTGCCTAATTTTACATCAGTAACTTGTAAAGGACCATATCCCCAAATAGCAAGCATTCTTAAATAACTGGTATCACCATCGTTCTCAACGAAAGTTTTAGCGCCAACTGGAGGGGTATAACGTAATCTTCCTAGTACAACAGGGATTGAACCGTATTGATTTTCTCTGTTTGATCCACCTTGAATTAAGTTGGTGTTCTTGAAAGCACTAGCATTACCACCACCTTGCTCTGGTGGCCTAATTGGAAATAGTGCATTGACTAGTAAACCACCAACTATATTTACACCAGCCATAGCAATAGAAGCTGTTAAGGCCATAGTTGAACCAGCACCTGACGCAGCAACACCAGCCCAACCAGCTGAACCAAAAGAACCAGCCCCTGCCAAATATGGAGCAACATACCATGCTACAACCATAATAGCTAGTGTAGCTAATAGTCTACCAACACCACTACCTGTTGGTACAACACGATAGTCTACGTGCTGACCTTCTTTTAGAATAGTAGTTGCCCATTGTGTTTTGGATACAGGATAACCATCTAAGAATAGAACATGATTAACGAATATTTTTGGATCAAGTTTTTGTCTTGTTTGTAGACCATCTACAATATCTTGTAAGCTTTGACCGGGATGTACAACAAGATCAAGTCTTAATGTTTTTAGTGGATTTACAACAGCATGAACGTATGACTCTACTTTACTTGTGTACTTATAGACACCTACAAGTCTTCTGCGCCATTGAGCAGAATCAAGTTTTTCAATTGTTACACTGTTACCTTCTCGGGCATGAATGAATTTATTGTCATCAATGATAACGCCTACGTGTGACTCTGAACCATTGATTCTAAATAAAGCTACATCACCTACAGTGTAATCATTGGATAAAGACCAACCTTCTTTATTTCGTGCAATAACCTCTTCATTATGACGAACATCATCTGAGTTTAAATATTCTTCAGAAAAACTAGGAAGATCAATATCTTTTTGCTCTTTGTAAATTAGGCGCACCAATCCCCAACAGTCTAAACCGTCTTCATCTCTGCCGTGTAATTTGTAGGGAATACCTACATAATCATTCCACATTTTTTTCATTAAAATAATCCCGGAAAAGAACTTGGTAAAAATGAATGCGATGGAAAAGGTTCTGTGTCTAATCCATCAACAACAAGTTGACCAGTGATTGAATCTTTAGTGTAAGTTACACCTGCTAATTTTAGACCTGCGAAATCAGCTTCTAATGTATTAACGGATGTACTCAATACTAACTCTATTAAAACTGAAGGTGGTCCTGTTAGTTGCCTAAGTTGAGGCATCACATGTCTTGTAACATCATATATTGTGATGTTTGCTCTAGGTAAAGAACCACTCTCTTCATTTGGTAAGTTAATTTGCATTGGTAAAAACGTATATGTATTACCTCGGCTGATAACCCCATAGGTTTGATCATCAGCAGTTTCGCTGATTCTCTGTGTGTAGTTATCGCAAAGCCTGATAGGAGTAGTAATACCCCCACCAGTCAATGTCAATAAGATAATTAGTGTAGAATCACTATTCGGTGATAATACAGCTTTAAGAGCATTTGTACTTAATGCACGACTCAAGGTAATACCTCCATACTTAATGAAACAGACCAGTAACCGGGAGATAAATATTTGATATCATAAAGTTGACCATCACCAGAAGGTATTAGTCTAACTTCAACGGAAGTATTTGTTCTAGGATGAGTAAAACCAAATCTAGCTACACCATTGATTGTACTCTTAACAAATGTTTCCAGAGTAACAACTTGTGCATCCGTCATATCAAAATTTAAACTTAAAGTCTGAGGTCTGTTTCCTCTTTTGCGTTGTTTTGCAGGTCCAGAATCCATAGGTGATCTAACAACTAAAACACCTCCAGATTCTGAATAATTTGTATTAGGTTTCTGCGGTAATGATATGGGCCAGATATATGATACTGCCATGATTATCTCCTTACGAGTTGATTACGAGAAGAGTTAACTGCCGTATTTACAGCACTACCTTTTCTATTAACTTCAGCAGCAACCATGTCACCAATGGTAACTTCAATTCTACGATTACCACGACTATCTACAGTTTCTTGAGTAGTTGCAGTAGCATTGCTATTGTTGTTAACTACAACCTGTACATTTGAAGAAGCACCAGCAGCTACAACACCTAGAGAACCATCAGCACCCCTGCGTAGAGGCATGATAGCTTCAGGTCCAGCTTCACCCATTAGACCTGTACCTTTAGCGAATTTGAACATTGTAGGGCTATCTACGATACTATTTGTGAAAGCACCACCTTTAGCGAAACCCAATGATCCAGCAAGTTCCATTCCACCTGCATCGTTCATGAAACCACCACCACCAGTAATCATGTTCATGATACCACCGAAACCACCAAGACCTTTGTAGATGCTAGACATTTGCATCTGCATTTCCATCCTGATTAAGTCAGCTATAATTGATTTCGTTAGATCACCAAATGATGTTTTACCAGTTAAGGCAAAGTCAGCAATAGCATCTGCCATACCTTTGAATACATTTTCAAAAGCATTAGCATAAGCTTGTTGACGCTTGTAACCATCGCTTAGTAAATATTCTTCTCTTTTATAAACATCGTCAGCTAAAGCTTTTTTAGCATCAGCTTGTTTTTTGTACATTAACCATTCAGAATAAGTAGTCTCTTCAGTTGCTGCAGCAATTTGTTTTTCATACTCAGCATCAGCTTGTGAAATTTTCTTTTTGTAATCAGATAGATTTTTAATTGCAGCTTTTTCATCAGCAGTTTTAAAGTCACCACCATATTGATCAGCAACTCCAGTGCGTTCAGCAGCAATACCAGCCATTACTTTAGCATTCTCAGCTTGAGCAGCAGCAAGTCTCTTAGCTTCTGGAGTAGTAGCTTCTAATGCAGCTTTTAGTTGTAGAACTTCATCTGCACCGAATCGACCCTCTTTAGCATACTTATTAATAAGATCAATAGTTTTGTAATATTCTTTACCAAGATTTTCAGATTTACCAAGTAGTCTATTTTTTAGTTCCAATGCGTCTTCTGCTTCTTTTTCAGATTTAACTAATTTTTCATTAGCATTAGCTTGTTGATAAATAGCGTCAATTTGTTTCTTCTGTTCATCATTGAATGACTTATAAACATCACTTTCTTTTACCTTATTCAAAGCTATTTCGGATTTTGTTAAATCCTCAACGGCTCCAATTTGAGTTTGATAAAATTTATTAGCTGTTTCAAGAGCGTTTGCAAAATCTTTTTCAGATTTTACTAATTTTTCATTAGCAGATGCAGCACCATATAGTGCCTCAATTTGATCCTTAATAACTTGTGGAGTTTTTTCCCAAAGTGGATCAGTACGCAACTTTAATAAACTAACTTCAGCTTTAGTCAAATGATCAAGAGCGCCAATTTGTGTAAGATAAGCTTCAGTAGCTTGCTTTACATTCTTTTCATCGAAGCCTTGTTGAGCTTTGATTCCTTTATTTTCATCCTTTAGACCTTTTTCTAACTTAGTAACATCAGCAGTATTCTTAGCTTTTTCATCACCAAGTTTTTTCTGAGCAGCAAGTTGTTTCTCAATACCTTCAATAACTGCTTTAGCACCTTGAATAGAATTCTTACGGTACTGATCAGTCATAAATCCATCACCAGCTTCTAAAGACCTTAATTCTTTTTGAGCTTCTGCTAATTGTTTAGCAAGAGGTACTGCACGACCGATGTTTAAAATTTCATTCCATACCATCTTAGCACCTCTGGCTACATGGAAGAAGAAATCTTCAAGAAAACCCATATCTTGTTTGATTGCTTTAGAAGCATCTCTTAAAGCACCAGCGTATGCTTCGGTTGCTACTTTAGCAGCTTCGGTATATTTTCCAGCACGTTCTAACTGTTGAATATGTCTTAGTACTGAAACATTTATTGTTCCTAATTCTTTAGCAAAAGGAATTAAACCTTCAAGTGGTTTCTCTGATATTTTACTGAAGTTTTTAGCAAGTGTTTCTGAGCTAATACCTGTTATTCTACTGACTTCAACAATTGTAGTAGCTACTGTTTTTAAGTTATTAGATGTAATACTACCTGCTTTAGCAATATCGGTGATAGCAGTAACATAAGCTCCTACATTACCTTTTGAACCAGCAAATGCTTCAGATAAAGCAAGAGCAGAATCTGTAGTAAGACCAAGCGAACCACCTGTAAGATTTATAGATTTAGATAGTGCTGATTCTTCTGCAATAACTTGTTTGAGAGCAACACCGTATGCAATGAAAGCAGCGATAGCACTAAAAATAGCTGTAGCAACAATACCTGTTACTATAGTACCCATAGTCATAAAGCTTTTCATTAAAGTACCATTAGAACCATCTAGCAATGCAATTTGATATCTTACATATTCTAGAGCAGAACTTGTACCCGTAATGTCCATGATGAATGTCTTAACTGATTTACCAGCAGCCATGAATGCACCAACTAATGCACCACCTACAGCAACACCTACATCTTTAACGCTACTAACCATACCTAGTGTAGCTTTAGTAAGCATGTCACCCATGTCTTTACCAGCAACACCAGCCAAAGCAAACTGATCTCGTAACTGACCACCCTGTTGTAACAAGATAGTTAAAGGTGCTTGACCTGTGGCTAAACCAACTGCAATGTCGGTAATCTGTGGACCTAGTGCTCTTGATAGATAATCAACTTGACGATTACCTGCAGCTTTTTGAGTAGCCATCAAAGCGTTCTTATAAACTTCAAGTTGTGTAGTTACTTCAGCAGCAGTTCTACCAGATGCTCTTAATGATTGTTCAAACTTAATCAATCTATTATTAGTTGCGCTAGTTATATCACCATTGGATGCAGTCAACCGAGTAACTCTTTCCATTTCATTAGCAATAAACTCATTAGCTTTAGCAGCATCATTTTGTGATTTAATCTGAGCTTTTAAAACATCATTGCGTCCCTGTTCTGCAACTTTTAAAGTATTTACACTATTTGCAACACCTAGATACAAATCTTGTTGTATTTTTAACTCGGAGTTAAATTTAGTAAGACCTTCACCTTGTGTTGGATCAAGACCAACAGCCTTTACCTTACCTTTAATCTCACTAGCAATTTTACTGTACTCTTTTAATTGATTAGTAGTTAAAAAGATACCTTTGGCAGCAAGTTCAGAACGATAATTTAAACTATCATATTCTTGTGTAATAGACCTAACTGAACCGATTGCGGAATCAAAAGGAGATTTAGATAGTTCTCTAATATTTTCTAAGATAGCTTTATAAGGTTTTAAAGCTTCTTCGGTTGTTGCACCAAGACTTCTAGCCAACTGCAATACACCAGCTTCAGCAGATGTACTACCTTTAGCCATATCGGTATAACGATTCGTTAACTTGTCAAGTAGACTGTCTAACTTAGATGAGCTATCAGCTACCTTAGTGTCTCCTTTTACTTTATTTTCATTAGCTTTACTTGCTTTTTCTGTCGCAGTAGATACTTTAGCAGTATTAGTAGCTAAGTCTTGCATTGGCTTATTCAATTTAGATACTGCTGTACCTAATTCTGCAACTCTAGTAGCTGCTTCTTTTAATTGTGTCGTATCAACTACGAACTTTAATTCTGCTAAATCCATAGCATTTTCTCCTGTTGTGGATGTAAATTTCTATGTGTATAAACTACACCAATTCGTACACATAGAAGCCCTCGTTAGAAGGCTACTATTTATTTCTTAGAAGCTTTCTTGCGTTCTAGTTCTGCTTCTTTTGCGTAAGAGTTCAACGCTTCCATATCGAAACGTTTGAGTAATTCAAGTTCCCATTCTTCAATCTCTATATGTATTAGATCAAGATAGGATTTGATATCTGAATATGATATTGGGTTAACTCCAAAACCATTTGATGATCTGGAGTTATTAAGATCAATGAACCATTTCCAAACTTGGCTGCAACTCTGAGGTAACTCTTTAAGTTCTTCTAGCTCTTTGGGTTTTACACCAGTTTGTCTCCATACGGAATTTAACTGATCACGAAGACTACCTGAATTACCGGACTTTCTACCAAGCTCAAACTCTTGTTTAGCAAAAGTTATAGCATCATCTAGTTCACTCTGATCGAAAGTTTAGCAGTTGACCCGCTTCCTCCATTACTTGGTCTTTAATCCAAGAATATTCTTTGAAGATGCGTTCTGCATTTTCTTTTGTAAAAGGTACTTCTTTACCATTTTCAGTAATGTTCTTCCAAGAGATAACTCGCACAATAGCTGATTCTACGCTTAGTTCTTCAGCTTCCTCTAGTGTCATATCATCTACGTCTTTACCACGGCGTTTAGCTTGCTGTTCACGTAGTTTAAATTCACTGTACTTCTTGCGACCAAATGCTTTTACTGTCTTGGATTGATCACCACGTACTGTAATAAATACTCCAGTACCTTCGCCTGTACCGGGAAGCTTTAGTTCAAATTCAAAACCAGCTTCTGCAATCTCTGTGTAATTATGTTTTGCCAAATCAAATGTCATAATAGTTCCT